AGCCATCAGGATTTCTTCTTCTTTTTCTTAGGAAACCCAGCTTTCATAGCTGCATAGGCTTTGTTGGAGATAGTGCTTTTGCTCTTAGGACGCGAGATGCCCTTTTTCTTGCGAGCATTGATGTTCGCATAGAGTCCTCGTTTAGCCACGTTTCTTCTCCTTATACCCGCTTGCGTAAGCTGCCCGTGCTTGCCTAGCTGCTCCAGCTTTGGTCTTATAGACCTTGCCTTTATTACCCCACTTGTAGCCGCCTTTGACTTTGCGGATTGGCATTAAATCTTAATACCCTTATTAGGGTCAATTGATTTTATATATTCTTGGCGCTTTTTACGCTTTTTTCTTTGTTCTTCCATTTGTTTCATAACTTTGTTTTTGTGCTCCATCATTTTTTCGTATTCTCCGCGACGACGCTCATATTTTTCAATAGGGTCTAGCATAAGCCACGGTTTTTGCCTTTTCCCTCCACTATTTTTTGGAAGTTTATCTCTTAATTCCGACAAAGACTGGCGGTTTCTATTTCGGGTAAACATGCTCATTATACTATTCCTGCGTTAGAGTATTTGATTTCTTGTTCGAATCCGTATCTACGGTAGTGTGTTTTGTTTTTAAGCTTCTCACCAAAGCGTTCAACTGAGAGCACTGCGTATCTCATTGCTGAGATCAGGTCGTCCTTGATCGGAACTACTTTTCCGTTTTTCCGATGATACAAACGCATTTCTTCCAGAGTTTCTGCACAGGACTCAAAAATTTGCAAACGGCCTGTTTCAAACCGTTGTAGCATTTCGCTGATGCCTGCTTCAATCGAGTTATTACCATTTAGCTTACCTTCTGCTGGCGGGTTGGTAAAGTGTTCTGGTAGCATATAGACACCTAGGTCTCTGTACTGCTGAGCTAGCTGAATTCCGGAGCCTTTGTCATGCTGTAGTCCGTCGTGTGGGAAAGCTACAGGTATGCCGGGTGTCCTGCCGTTCAGTGCTGCTGCATGTGTCAGAGGTGTCTCTTTGCTTCTCCTGTATTCGTCATAGACGTAAATTATGTCATCGTCTGCGTCAAATGCGACCCAACTGATGGCAGTGGGGTGATCAAAGCCAAAGTCAATTGCAGCCAGCCGGGGGAAATGTTCTGGCAAGTCGAAGTCTTCGCAGACGATGTCCTCTTCTGAGACAGGAAAGACCAACCCTGAGCCGAACACCGGAATGCCCTTTGAGCGCATGTCCCGCTCTGCTGGGCTATAGACAGCTAGCAGCTGCTCCTTTGTTTTTTCGTCTAGGTGGTCTACGTCGTCCCATGTTGCTGTGATCAGGCTCTGACCCGGTTTTAACTCGTTCATAAAAGCCGAGACTACGGATGTCATCCCCCGCTCCGGGGTGAAAGTCATATAGACAATCCCATCTGTATCTGCGGTTCGCGTTATGCACTGGCTGAAGATTTCCTGTTTTGGTTCCTCGTCTAGCCAGACAACGTCTATTGCCTCGCCCATAAACTTCTCAAAACCCTGTTCGTAGGCTTTGAAACTTATCTGGGAGTTGCCCCCTGACCTGTGCTTGACCAGCACGGACGAGTAGGCATTTGGTACACCCGGTTTACGCACTGTTTCAACGATGCTGTCTAGTGGGACAGACCCAGTGCCTTTCTTTGTTGGGTCTTGTGGGTTACCAAAAAGTTCTTTCTGGATGATGTCTCTGGTGGTGTCGTTTGACTCACCAGCTGCCCACGCCCTGATCGGCTTGTTAAACCTGTGTCCCTTCCACCACTCCGGATAGTCTCCGGTCAGGTGGTATGCTGTCTCTGCTGCTCCACAGTAGGTTTTCCCTACCCGGTTAGCCGCCATTAAGATGCGTTGTGGACAACCTTGACCCTCAGTGTGAAACCTTGTCTGGTAGTCATATGGGTCGTATTGTTCAATGCGTCTTGTTTCTAGCCGCCGTTGTTTCTCTTGGAGTAGCTCTAGAACCTTTTCTTTATCCACGTAGCTTTACCACGTTTTTAGACAACCGCTCGATCTGCTCGTCTAGCTCTGCGTCAGTCAGGTCAGTGACCTCTTTGACTACCGTTTCCTGCTTGTGGACTGCGTCGTAGCCTGCCCTAGACAGAATGTCTCTGGCAGCGTTGAGCTTGACGTTCTCAGACTCTGCCTCGCGCATCAGACGCTCTAGCACAGTCAGGGCCAACGTTGCCGTTTCACCTACCCGCTCCTTGATCCGCTTTTCAATATGGAGCCAAAGGTGGCGCTGTAACCGCTTGGCACGGTTTTTGGCATGTGCTAACTCTTGGTTACAGACAAACCCCGCTTCAAAAAAAGCATCAACTGGTTCACGGTGGTTGTCTACAAGCTCAATGACAAACTGGTGTTCCCTCTCTGTCATATCAGCGTCCAGAGACTTAGGTTCTACATAGCTGGGATACTTACCTGTTTTCTTAGCCATTGAATGTCCCCCAGATCATTAGTGCAACAATGTAGACGATGTATGCTCCTAAGAGGATACAAGGTGTCCACAAAATGTACTTCATACTGCTATTATACAGTATGTTAAACAAAGTGTCAACAGGTTTTCAAAATACCCCCCAGAATGGACGCAGAGAACATGACAATAATAAAAACACCGTGGGGGGGTCGTTCTCGTTTTGTTCTCACTTTGTTCTCAGACGTGAACAAAACTGGAACAAACCATGAACATCCAAAGTGTTGCAAAATTGTCACACTGTTGCACACCGGCCACAGACCAAGTGTTGCAAAATTGTCACACTGTTGTCGATGGGACACACTGTTGCAAGATTGTCACACTGTTGCGGATCGGCAATGGTGGACAATTGTGTTTACAATGTGGCACATTGGAAAAATTCTAGTGTGCGCGTGTGCGTGTACATACAACGTTTATTGCGTGTACGTGCACGCTATAAGTTTATGATCTAGCAGATATCACGTTTGCATATATCGGATCGATATAGTGAAAATATATGGCAAACACCTTTGCCAAGCATTTTTGCTATATGCCTGTTAAACGGCCATACAGCGCCATACAGCGCGATCCATGTTTTCAGGTATGTACCTACCCGAGACATGCGACATGGACGCTCACTGGCCATCCTAGGCCATGCACTAGGCGCATACCTAGGCGCATGAGTTATGCAGATTTGCCGTGTCAATAGACGCAAACGCATAGCAGCTATGCAAGATTGGACACACATTGCCACAATTTTGTCATAATTTCGGATACAATAGAGACTGTTTCAACGGCAACAATGAAAGGAAATTGCCATGTCAAAAGGATATCAGCCTAAAACCGACAACCTCGCACGGTTCTACAAATGGGGAATGACTAAGCGTCGCAAGGTTCAGAAAAAATATCAGCTCGAAAAGGGAAAGGTATTTTTTAAGGTAAGTTTCGGGTTGCGGACAATTTATATCAAACACCACAACAGATGGAATTTTGCGGGTTAACACGTCGGAGCGGGTGGTCTATAACGGCCACCCGTTCTAATGTGTTAACCTGTAGGGAAAAACTAATGAAAGTTAAAGACGCCAGACAAGCCGGGAAAATCAGTACCGGCAACACTAAAATGCCCGGTACCACGTTTGCCATCGATGCATTCGCCTGTATCACGGGTTCGAAATTGGCCAAGATTGCCGGTACCCCATGCGCCAGCTGTTACGCTCGCCGGCTACAGAAGATACGCCCGAGCGTCGATCAAGGCTGGAAAGACAACTTGGCCCGGTGGCAATCGACGCCTAGGCACCAATGGGTTGCCAGCATGGTTTTCCAGATCGAGCGCTACAACGTAGACGGATACCATCGCTGGTTCGATAGCGGCGATCTACAATCGATCGATATGCTAGATGCAATCGCTGAAATCGCACGGCTCACCCCGTCGATACGGTACTGGTTACCGACACAAGAGCGACGCATGGTTGCCGATTGGTTGTCTATGGGTAACACCATGCCAGACAATCTCAACGTGCGCGTATCGGCCTCTAAACTGGACGGAGACAAGCCACAAGGTATCAACGGATCACAGGTGTACACCGTTGAACCAAAGGGATACGCCTGTCCCGCCCGGACACAAGGAAACAACTGCGGCGATTGTCGCGCCTGTTGGGACCAGACAATCCCGCTAGTTAGCTATCCCAAACACTAAGGAGTGAGACAAATGAAATGCAAACGCTGCAACCGAGGCCCAATTGAATACATTATTAGGCAAGGTTGGGAAGACATATACTACTGCACGGAGTGCAACCTTGAACGCAAGGTAGACCTACGCAGACAACTGGAATTGATAGACCATGATCTACGAAGGGAAGAGGAGGACGCACAATGAACAAGCAACAGGCCCAAACGATGTCAGACAATCAATTATCGTTCGCATTGATAGACATCAGGCAAACCTTGAAACTCCATGGCCATGGCACGCCATACCATGATAAACTTATGTCAGACTATGACATGATCATAGACGAAATGGCACGCAGGTGCGCCATTGAGTATCAAAAAAGACACGGATAAAAAATATTTTGTCGCACCCCTTGAAATTCAGACAAACCGTACTATATACAATATTGTTATAACCTAGTGTTATAGACATAGTGTTTATAACACCTAGTTATAACAAGATTGTTAACAATTGGAGAGCGTATGCAGATTGTCTTACACACCACGGACCAAGAGTTCCAAGATGCCCACCTGTTTGCAGACAAGGGCAGAGGTAAAAACGTCCAGATCAGGCGAGACCAATTGGTCCACCTGTTGATGGATCACTCGAACATGATTGCCAAACTGAACCAGCTGGGTGTCTATCCAGTCAACGTCAAGGAGGAGTAAAATGCCACGTTGTGCAATATGTGACACAGAGTTGTCGCCGTACCAATCCGCAGAGGACGACCTGTGCGGCACCTGTCACCAAGAGGTGGACCGGGTGTTCTATGACCCGGACATTTTAGATAACCTGCCGGGAGAGAGCTATTGAACATACTGGCCAGCTTGCTTGCAATGATCCTTGGACGTGCTATACTAATAGAGCAGAACATCAAACGGAGACCAGATGACCAAAGACAATAAGTTTAGCACGAAAAAGACAGATAATAATCAAAATTCAGAGATCGGAATCATTTTTCATGGATAAGCCTAATTGTGTCACCATTGCTTCCCCATTGCCTGTGTCTGGCAAACGTCGCCGGATGCCGTACTGGGACGCCAAGGAAGTCATGGACAACGACTGGAAGACCGACAACCTGACCCCCATGGGATACTACGACGAAATCATAGAGGACGAAGAATGAACATATTCTACCTAGACAGAGACCCGGCCAGATGCGCTGCCATGCACTGCGACAAGCACGTGGTCAAGATGATCTTGGAGTACGCACAGCTGCTCAGCACTGCTCACCATGAGATCGACGGTGTCCCTAGTATAAATTGCTACAAGGCCACCCATAAGAACCACCCCAGTGCTGTCTGGGCTAGGGAGAACCGCAGTAATTACCAGTGGTTATGGCAGCTTCTTAGCAACCTGCTTCAGGAGTACACGTTCAGGTACGGCAAGACGCACAAGACCGAGAGCAGTGGGATATTCTGGGCATTGAAAAATTTACCGCATGGATTGAAGGGCGGTAAGTTCACTGATCCGCCTCAGTGTATGCCCGACTATTGCAAAGACGACGATGCCGTGGTAGCATATAGAACCTACTACATCAAGGAGAAGTCATATATGGCCAAATGGAAGTTTAGTGAACCGCCCGAGTTGGACTTTGTAAGATATCTCGAACAGGCACGATTGGGAATCTTAAAAGAAAGGGAAGCAGCATGAAGACGTACAAATGGAGCTACGACGAAGAGATCACCGCCGAGGAGTTTCTCAAGCGACTGGTGCCGATGGTAAACGGCCCTGTGCAGATGATGTGGGAGTGCGACGGCGATATGTTTATGTCTGACTACTCAAAACTGTGCGATGCAGCTGCGCGTCTCAGACATTTCAAGGACCAGATGGAGGGTACCGATGAATCCTGATGATGAAGTGATGATGGCCAGATGCTTAACCTGTGATGGAGCATTTGATGTTATGATGAGCTACGACGGAATACATTGCAACAGTTGCATGGAGGAGTACTTTGATGAAGAGGAATGAAGTATTAGACAAGGCAGGCGAACTGATCAACGGCGACAGGAAGGAGGACTACGGCGACGCATATCTGAACCATATGCGCATCGCCGAGTTCTGGAACAATTACCTAGACCATGAGATCAAACTGACGCCCACAGATGTGGCAATGATGATGCTGCTGGTCAAGGTGGCCCGGTGCATCCATGCCTTCAAGGACGACAGTTTCATAGACATGTGCGGCTATGCAGCGTTAGCAGGGGAGATGTCACGTGCAGATATTAAACGCCCTGACTGGGGCTGAGATCATTGCCCTGTCTGTCGCAGGTGCTGTGCTGGTAGCCGTCTGCTACTCAATCTGGAGAGGTTAATTGGAAGATTACATACAAGACGCATACTTCGACGCACTGATCAGGGAGGGACTGGACTCTAACGTGATAGACTGGGTGGTCCAGATGGCCGAGATCAACCAGCGGACGCCCACCTACTTTGTCATGATGGCGCTTGAAGAGTTCAAGATGTACCTAGACCAGTCCCCGGAGTACGAGATAGAGCTAGAAGAGGAGAGCGTACATTGATCTTAGAAGAACACGAAGGTTCCAAGGCGGTCAAGACGCACCAGCCTTGTCCAGACTGCGGAAGCAGCGATGCCCTGACCATGTACGACGATGGGCATACCTACTGCTTCAGCTGTGAGCAGGTCACCAGAGATCAGGAGGTAGACAACGTGGTAGAATACGTTCCAAAGGACACTGGACCTGACAAACCATGGGCAGATCGCAAGATCAGCCAAGCAGTTACAGACTACTACAACGTAACTGCAAACGACATGGCCGTGGTCTTCCCCTACCATGACCAAGACGGTCTGGCGGTAGCCAAGAAGATCAGGCACAAGGGTAAACAATTCAGCACAGATGGAGACTTCAAAAATTGCACGCTATTTGGGACGCACACACTGAACAAGACAGTTGGCCAGAAGTCCAAGACTATTATCGTAACAGAGGGCGAGGCAGACGCACTGGCAGCGTTCCAGATGGCCAACGGGATACCTAACAACGCCCAGACCATAACCAGACGGGGTCAGCCCATTGTCAACGCCCTGAGCATCAAGAGCGGTCAAGCCAGCGCAGCTAGGGACTTTAAGAACAACCTAGAGCTACTGGAGACGTTCAACCGGGTGTTCATCTGCTTTGACAACGAGCCTAGGGCGCAGGAGTCAGCGGAGCAGTGCGCCAAACTGCTCAGGCCGGGTAAGGCGTTTATTGTCAGCCTAGACCTGAAGGACGCCTGCGAGTACAGCGGACAGGACAAGGAAGACCTGTTCTTGGCCAGCCTGAAAAACGCCAGCTGCTACACCCCGGCAGGGATCAAGAACGCAGCTACCGATTTCGACGGGCTGTGGTCTGAGCAGAACTTGGCCAGCGTTGACTTCCCTTGGCCACAGCTACAGTCCAAGACGCTGGGAACCCGGAGCAGGGAGATCGTCACATGGGCAGCTGGTACAGGCGTGGGCAAGAGCAGTATCCTGCGCGAGCTACAGCACTACCTGCTGAAGAACACCGATGAAAACATCGGGATCATTGCCTTGGAAGAGTCGGTGGACCGCACACGGCGTGGTATCTTGGCGGTAGAAGCAAGTGATAGACTGCATCTGAACGAAGTATTCAGTAAGTATTCTAAAGAACAGATCAGAGAATACTTTGACTGTACTCTGGGTACTGGCAGGGTGTTCATCTACGACCATTTTGGTAGCCTAGAGATGGACGACCTGCTAGACCGGGTGCGGTACATGGTGCAAGGCCTAGACTGCTCTACCATTTTTATCGACCACCTGAGCATACTGGTCAGTGGTCTGGAGATCACGGACGAGCGCAAGGCCATAGACCGGACCATGACACTGCTCAGACAGGTCACAGAGGAGACAGGATGTTCGATCCATTTGGTCACACACCTGCGCAGGTTAGGCAGCGACAGGTCTCACGAAGAAGGCGTGGAGGTCAACCTTGGTCACCTGCGTGGTAGCCATGGCATCGCCCAGATCAGTGACACGGTGATCAGCCTAGAGCGTAACACCCAGAGCGACGATGTGGTAGAGTGCAACACTACGACGCTGCGGGTCCTGAAATGCAGGTACACCGGAGACGTGGGAGCATGTGACCGCTTGTTCTATGACAAGACATCTGGTAGACTAAATGTAACGCACCAACAGGATGAGTTTTGATGGCCAAGAGAGCAGAGAACAACTACACCCCAAGGACCAAGGTCAAACGTCGTCGCAAGCCTAGGCCGTTCAACCATACGAAAAAACTAGG